CGACGATCCGCATCAGCGACACGCTGGAAACCGCGCTCATGCGCCTGGCCGCCCGCGACGAGCGGTCGCTGAGCGAATACATCCGGCTGACGTTGGAGCGGCATGCGTTTGGGCATGCGGCCAGTGTCATGCAGGGCGACGGCAATGTCATCGAGTTCAGTGCATCAGAACGCATTGCCGATGATGTAGGGGGGGGGCGTCGATGAGTGCGCTGGCGAACACACGAGCGCTTGCAGATGCTGTATGCAGCCGGTCGCCAGACCGCCTAGAGCTTGATCATTCTGCGGTGTATCTGGCTCCTAGCGGGCGGCGGTGCAGGCTGTACCAGCAAAGCTGCGGCAACCAGCGCAACGCCTTTGCACTGCTTGTGTACGACCGGAAGGACGGCACGCCTGCCAGTCCGGTGAATGGCGAGAGCTTTGTGCTGAGCGCTGTGAACTTTCGTCTGCTGCGCAGGGTGGGCTGATGCGGCCGCGAGGTGAGTTGAGCCAGGCGCTGGTGAAGGCCGCGTCACAGGGCCCGGGCCCGGTGCGCACGCTGGCCGAGCGGGCGCAGGTGGGCTACAGCGCGGCGCGCTACACGGCGAGCCGCATGGTCGACCGCGGCGAGCTCGTGGTGCTCGAGGCCGGGCGGCCCGCGCTGCTGGGCGTGCCGACGGCGCTGGCCGTGGCGCCGGCAGGGGACGAGCTGGGCGACCACCTGGACGCGCTGCACCGCGCGTTCTTCGTGTTCGCCGACTGCTACAACGACCCGGCTCGCTGAGCGCATGGCCGACTTCGTGCCGATTGACTTCGGCCGCCTTGCCGCCGCCCTGCTTTCCAGGGTGGACGAATTCGTGCAGCGCTGGCTGCCGAACGGGGTGGAACGCAACGGGCGCTGGTACATCGGCGACTTCGACGGCAACCCGGGCGAGAGTGCCAACGTCAACCTGCGCACCGGACAGTGGATCGATAACGGCGCGCCGGACCAGGACGTCGGCCGCGACCTGATCAGCCTGTACGCGCGCATCCGCAACCTGAGCAACGGCGAAGCCGCGCGCGAGCTGATCGCCGATCTCGGCTGGGAGCGCCAGGCTCCCCGGCCCGTGGAGACGCCAGCAAGAAGCACGGCAACGCAGCCCACAGGCGAGCGGCCGGCGCCAGCGCCGGATCTCGCGGCAGCATCGGACGAGCCACCGCCCGACGACGGCCCGCCCGCGGAGCACGGCGCAGTACCGGCGCACCGGGCCCGGGCCGAGCGCTGGCTGAGCGTGCTGCCGGTGCCGAAGCATGCGCCGGTACCGACGCGCTTCCGCCATGGGTTCAAGGATCGCACGCAGGACCGCTGGGTCGAGTTCGATGCAGTGCGCACGTGGGAGTACGCCTTCGAGGGCGAGCGTTTCGGCTTCGTGGCCCGCTTCGAACGGGTCAACAGCAAGGGCGAGACGGTCAAGGACACGCTGCCGCTGACCTGGTGCCAGGATCTGCAGGACGAGCGCGGCAGCCAGCGGTGGCACTGGAAGCAGTGGGCCGCCCCCCGCCCGCTGTACGTGCCGGCCACGCTGCTGAGCGGCACGCCGGCGGACGTGCCGGTGGTGATCGTCGAGGGCGAGAAGTGCGCCGAGGCCGGGCACCAGCTGCTGGGGAACGAGTTCGACTTCATCAGCTGGCCCGGTGGTTGCAAGGCTTGGGCGATGGCGCGCTGGGGCTGGCTGATGGGCCGCACGGTGTACCTGTGGCCGGATGCCGACGCGCAGCGGCAGCGACTCACGCGCGAGGAGCGCGACAGCGGCGTGCTGGCCACCAGCAAGCCGGTGATGCCGCTCGAGCGGCAGCCGGGCTATCAGGCGATGGTCGGCATCGGCTCGCTGCTGCTGGCCGAGCACGGCTGTACGGTCTACATGCTGCCCATGCAGGCGCCTGGCGTGCGGCCGGATGGATGGGACATTGCCGACGCGGTGGCCGATGGATGGGACCCGGCGAAGGTGCGCGATTACATCCGATCGGGCCAGCCCTTCGTGGCGCCCGACGACGCCGCCAGGGCCAAGGTGGGCAATGCTCCGGGAGGCATTTCTATCCCTCCTTCTGCTGGCGCGGGCCAGGACGATGGCGGCGACAGCTCCTGGCGCAAGCACCTCTTGCTGGCGGGCAGCGGCGCCGTGCGGCCGGTGCGCGAGAACGTGGTGCTGGCCCTGGACGGCCTGCCCGAGCGCGGTGTGCTCGGTGTGCCCGAGGCCGCCGGCGTGGTGGCGTTCAACGAGTTCACCAACGACGTGATGAAGCTGAAGCACTCGCCCTGGGGCACGCCGGCCGGCGTGTGGGACGAGACCGACGAGCTCGAGCTGGGCAACTGGCTGGTGCGCGCGCACTGGCTGCCCAGCATGCCGCGCGGCACGCTGGAAGAGGCCGTGGCGATGGTGAGCAAGCGCCACCGCTTCCACCCGGTGCGGCAGCAGTTGGACGGCCTGCGCGGCGCCTGGGATGGCACCAAGCGGCTGGCGACCTGGCTGCGGCGGTGCTGCCTGGAAGAGGACGAGTGGGACGATGCCGACCCACTGCACCAGTACCTGCAGCGCGTGGGCACGTGGATGGTGATGGCGATCTGCGCGCGCGTGCTGCAGCCGGGCGTCAAGTTCGACTATATGCCGATCTTCGAAGGCGGGCAGGGCATGGGCAAGAGCACGCTCGCCCGCATCCTGGGTGGCGACTACTTCGCCGACACCGGCCTGGTGCTGGGCGACAAGGACAGCTACCAGAACCTGCAGGGCGTGCTGATCTACGAGTGGGGCGAGCTGGACAGCCTGACGAAGGCCGAGGTCACCAAGGTCAAGAGCTTTATCAGCAGCGCCAAAGATCGGTTCCGTGCCAGCTTCGACCGGCGGCCGAAGGACTACCCGCGGCAGGTGGTGTTCATCGGCACCACGAACGAGGACCACTACCTAGTCGACCCGACGGGCAACCGGCGCTTCTGGCCCGTGCGGGTGACCCGGCGCATCGACCTCGAGTGGCTGCGGGAAAACCGCGACCAGATGTTCGCCGAGGCGCTGACGTACTTCGAAGCTGGCGAGCGCTTTTTCCCGACCTTCAAGGAGCAGCGGGATCTGTTCGACCCGCAGCAGCAGCAGCGGCAGATCGAGAACGCCATCGCGGCAGCGGTCCTTCGCTACCTGTACGACGCGGATCAGCGGGTCGGCATCCACAACGAGAACGGCACGCTGGTCAACGAGATCAGCGCGCCCGAGCTGCTTGGCCGACTCGGCATCAGCGTCGACAAGCAGAGCCATGTGCTGCTGAGGCAGGCCACGGCGGCGCTGAGGCAGGCGGGCTGGCACCGCTTCCGCAGCAGTCGCGGCGACCGGCCCTGGATGTTCAAGCGGCCGACCGATGCTCCGCAGACCTTCGCTGGTGTCAGCGAACCCGCAACGCGCCCACAGCCGGGCGCTCAACCCACAGGCACGCCAGATGACTGCCCGTTCTGACCAGGGACCACCGTGCGCGGTGCAGGTCGGGGCCGTCGGCGTGAGGCCGCCTATGTGAGCCCGCGCGGCCCGGCGCCCCGGGATGCCTGCGATGTCCACGTGTCCACGTGTTTGCAGTGAGCGCTCAGCGTCTGGCCAGTTGGCCGGCTGGGGTCTCAGGGCAGAGCTGTGTTCCGGGCCGTCCAGGTGTCCACCAGCCAGCAGGGGCGGGCGGGCGTGGGTGCGCACAGGCGCGCGCGTGCGAGTGCCTTCACCTCTCAGGTGTCAATGAAGGAGTCAAGGACATATGGACAGTGATCGAAGCAGATGGGCCTGGCTGCCGGGAATGATGCCTGGCGTGGCCAGGCTGATGAAGGAGAAGCGGATGCAGTTCGGCGCCGAGCACGTGGCGCTGTGCTGGCATCGCAGCGTGGTGCTCGGCGAGCCGGGCTGGCTGTATGCGCGAGAGGGGCCGATCTCGATCGGCACGCCCTTCGACAACGATCCGGCGCTCGGCGAGAGTGCGCTGCCGATGATCACCAGGACGCAGGCCATCCTGGTCTTGCGCAACCCGGAGGTGAGCCGTGGCGCGAATTGACTGGGTCGAGCAGCGGCTGCAGCGGTGGGCGCAGGCGGTGACCGTGGGCGATGGGTCGGGCTACCCGGTGATGAGCGTGCTGCACGAGGACTGGATGCCACCATCGCCTGGGGTCACGCCAAGCATGAAGGTGAGCAGCGCCAGCGATGCGAGGTCGACGCACCGGGCCATCGAGCGGCTGAGTCAGCGACTGAAGAACACGCTGGTCGTGCACTACGTACTGACACTGCCGCTTCCTGACCAGGCGGCGCGGCTCGGCTGTGCGGTGGATACCGTTCACGGGCGCATCGAGGCGGCGCATGCGCAGCTGGCGGCGACCCTCGACCACGGCGAACCCGCGCAAAGCAATCGCAACAACCACTGCTTGGGGTAGATTCAGGCATTCTCGGAGAGAGCGCACCCTGCGCACACAAGGCCCCGGCACCGCAAGGTGTGCGGGGCCTTCGTTCGTCCCTATGCCCAACGCCGCCCCCAAACCCTGCATCGCCTGTGGCGCCCTCGTGCGCGATGGGTCGAGCCGCTGCGTGGCGCACAAGGTCATCGTCGGCCAGTTCGCCGATGCGCGCCGTGGCAGCCGGCACGAGCGAGGCTATGGCACGGCGTGGGACAAGTTGCGGGCGCGCATCCTGAAGCGCGATGCGGGCATCTGCCAGCCGTGCATGGCCGATGGCATCGTGCACCAGGGCACGCACGTTGACCACCGCGTGCCGAAGGCGGAAGGCGGCAGCGATGACGAGTCGAACCTGCAGACCATCTGCGTCGCGCGCCACCGCCTGAAGACCGCGGCCGAGGCAGCGCGTGCCCGAGGGGGGGTGCAAAAGTCTGGGGCCGACGACGCTAGGACCGATCTCTCAACCAAAGTTTCTCGCGCGGGAGTTTCGGGAGGGGGGGGTACCCTTGGCAGGGGGGCAGCATCATGACCGGCACCCGCGGGCCGAAGCCCCTGCCGGCGAACGTACACCGCTTGCGGGGCAACCCGTCGAAGCTGGCCAACGCGCACCTGCAGCTGATGGACTCTCTGCAGCCCGAGATCGAGGTGCCCGGCTGCCCGCCGCACCTGCTGCCCGAGGCCCGCAAGGAGTGGAAGCGCATCACGCCCGAGCTCGAGCGCTACGGCCTCATCAGCAAGCTCGACCGCGGCGCCCTGGCGCTGTACTGCCAGGCCTGGGCCCGCTGGGTGTGGGCCGAGCTGCAGCTGCAGCGCGCCGTGGCCCTGGCGCAGACCAAGATGGCCGAGGCCGAGGCGAAGGGCGAGCCCTACACCGGCGGAGACGGCTACACGGTGCCCACGCCCAGCGGCCACATGACCTACTCCCCGCACTGGGTCATCTCGAACAAGGCGATGGAGCAGGTCAACAAGTACCTCGCAGAGTTTGGCCTGAGCCCTTCGTCGCGCGGCCGCGTCAACCCCAGCAACCACCTGCAGCGCTCGCTGCCCGGCATGGGCGACGATGATAAGCAGGCCGGCGGCTTCGGAAGCCTCTGACGCGCGCATGAAGGACTACGCCGTCATCGCCACGCAGTACGCTGCGGACGTCTGCAGCGGCACCATCGTGGCCTGCAAGTGGGTGCGCCTGGCCTGCGAGCGCCACCTGCGAGACCTCGAGCGCGCCGGCACCGAGGCCCTCCCCTACGTCTTCAACCCCGAGCTGGTCGACGGCAAGGGCAAGACCTACCGCCCGGCCAACCGCGTGTGCGGCTTCGCCGAGCTGATGCACCACATCAAGGGCGACTGGGCGGCGCGCGGCGAGAAAATCGTGCTGGGCGCTTGGCAGGTGTTCGCGCTGGCCAGCATCTTTGGCTGGGTGCACATGGTCACCTGCAAGCGGCGCTTTCGGAAGGCCGACATCTTCGTGCCGCGAAAGAACGCCAAGAGCACCAAGGCCAGCGTGGCCGGCCTCTACATGCTGGCCTTCGACGGCGAGTTCGGCGCCGAGGTCTACAGCGGTGCCACCAGCCGCGACCAGGCGCACGAGGTGTTCGGCCCGGCCCGCAAGATGGCGATGGCCAGCCCCGAGTTTCGGTCGACCTTCGGCGTGGTGCCTAACGTCTCCAACCTGGCGGTGATCGACACCAACAGCAAGTTCGAGCCGCTGATCGGCAAGCCCGGCGATGGCGCCTCGCCAAGCTGCGCCATCGTCGACGAGTACCACGAGCACAGCACCAGCGAGCTGTACGACACCATGTGGACCGGCATGGGTGCGCGCTCGCAGCCGCTGCTGCTGATGATCACTACCGCCGGCAGCAACATCGGCGGGCCGTGCTTCACGCACCAGCTCGAGCTGCAGAAGGTGCTTGAGGGCGTGGTGGTCGACGAGCGCCGCTTCGGCGTCATCTACACGATTGACAAGGGCGACGACTGGACCGACCCGGCCGTGCTCTTCAAGGCCAACCCGAACCTGGGTGTGTCGATAGACGCCGAGAAGCTGATCGCCGACCAGGCCGAGGCCGTGCGCGACCCGCGCAAGCAGGCCGTGTTCAAGACCAAGCACCTCAACGTCTGGGTGAACGCCGCCAGCCCGTGGCTGAACCTCGAGGCGCTGCAGAAGGCAGCCGACCCCACGCTGAAGCGCCAAGACTTCCGCGGCGAGCAGTGCTGGCAGGGCCTCGACCTGGCCAGCAAGACCGACATCGCCTCGAAGGCTTCGCTGTTCCGGCGCCTGGTCGACGGCGAGTGGCACTACTACCTCTTCACCAAGAACTGGCTGCCCGAGGCCGCGGTCAACAAGCCCGAGAACGAGCACTACCGCGGCTGGGTGGTTGAGGGGCACCTGGTCAAGACGCCCGGCAACATGATCAACCTGAAGCAGATCCAGGAAGACGTGGAAGCCGACAGCGAGCTGCACGTGATCGCCGAGATCCCGATGGACGCATGGGGCTCGCGTGAGATCGCGCCCTCGCTGCAGGAGGCGGGCTACACCGTGGTCGACGTGCCGATGACCACCCGCAACCTGAGCGAGCCGATGAAGATGATCGCCGCGCTGGTGGACGACGGTCGGTTCCACCACTGCGGCAACCGCGCCACGATGTGGATGTTCTCGAACGTCGAGGTGTTCGAGGACCGCAACGAGAACATCTTCCCGCGCAAGGCGAGCGCCGAGAAGAAGATCGACGCCGCCGTGGCGGCAATCCTGGCCATGAGCCGGGCGATGCTTGGCGCGGTCGACACATCTTCGATCGACGACTTCCTGGCCGATCCGATCTCCAGCTGATGTCGGTCTTCGATTCAGTCCGCGGCTGGTTCGGCCGCTTCGGTGCATTGGGCGAGAAGAGCGGCGAGCAGGTGCCGATCCCGTCGTCGTCGCTGGTGTCAGGCATTGCCGCGTATGGCCCAGACGCCGCCCTGCAGATCAGCACCGTGTGGGCCTGCATCGAACGGCGTGCGACGGTGATCGCCAGTCTGCCGTTCTTCGTGTATCAGCAGCAGCCCGGCGGCATGAAGGAACTGGCCCGCGCGGCGCGCCTGTACTCGCTGCTGCACAGCAGCCCGAATGCGCGCATGACGCCGTTTGAGTTCTGGCGGGCGATGGTGATGAACCACGACCTGCGCGGCAACGCCTATGCGCGCATCGACCGCGACGACGCAGGCGAGGCGCTGGCGCTGTGGCCGATGCCGGCCGATCAGGTCTCGACCATCGTGCTCGACGACGGCGCTCTGGTCTACAAGTACACGCTCGACGGCAACGTGGCCTTCCTGGCGGCAGAGAGCGTGCTGCACCTCAAGGGCCTGGGCAACGGCACCGTGGGCCTGGCCAAGCTGGAGTTCATGCGGGCCACCACCGACGAAGCCGCCAAGGCCCAGCAGAGCGCGTCGCAGATCTTCGGCAACGGCGGCAAGCCGACCGGCGTGCTGATGGTGGACAACGTGCTGAAGCCCGACCAGCGCGATGCGCTGAAGAAGCGCTTTGCCGAGATGGCCCAGGGCAGCACCAGCCGGCTGTACGTGCTGGAAGCGCAGATGAAGTACCAGCAGCTCAGCATCTCGCCGGAAGACCAGCAGCTGCTCGAGACGCGCCGCTTCACGGTCGAAGAGATCTGCCGCTGGTTCGACGTGCCGCCGGTGCTGGTGCACCACAGCAACGTCACCACCTGGGGCAGCGGCGTCGAGCAGATCATCAGCGGCTTCCACAAGTTCACGATCCGCCCGATGCTGGTGAGCATCGAGCAGGCCGTCACCAAGCGTGTGCTGACGTCTGCACAGCGCGCGCGGATGTCGGTGGAATTCAGCTTCGAGGCGCTGCTGCGCGGCGACACCGCGGCCCGCGCGACCTTCTACAGCACGGCGCTACAGAACGGCTACATGACCCGCAACGAGGTGCGCCAGCTCGAGAACCTGCCGCCCGACGCCGGCGCCGGCGCGAACACGCTCACCGCTCAATCCAACCTGCTGCCGCTCGACATGCTCGGCCGCGCCACCACTGGAGGCATCAATGCTCCTGCGCAAGACCCTGCGACTGTCTGACGTCACCCTGAAGATGGACGGCGATGCCGGCCGCTTCAGCGGCTACGCATCGGTCTTCGGCGGCGTCGACACCTACGGCGACACCCTGATCAAGGGCGCCTTCGAAAGCACGTTGCGCGTCAACGGCAAGCCGAAGATGTTCTTCAATCACGAGTGGGGCATGCCGGTCGGCAAGTGGCTCACGGCCAAGGAAGACGACCACGGCCTGTTTGTGGAAGGAGAGCTGACGCCAGGCCTGAACCTGGCCGCAGAGGTGCGCGCTGCGATGAAGCACGAAACGCTCGATGGCTTGTCGATCGGTGGTTTCCTGAAGAAAGGCGACTACGAAGAGACCGAGGGCGGCCGAATCATCCGCAAGTGGACCAACCTAGTCGAGATCAGCCCGGTCGTATTCCCGGCCGACAGCGCAGCGCGCGTCGACCTGTCGAGCGTGAAGGGTGGTTCCGATGTCTTGGCGGCCATTGCCGAGATCGAATCCGTGCGAGATCTGGAGAGCCTGCTGCGGGATGTAGCCGGCTTGTCGAAAGGGGCCGCCGTCGCGCTGACGGCCCGCGTCGTGGCGCTGTTCGACCGTGGGGATCACGGGGCGGCAGAAGCCAAGGCGATGAAAGCGCTGGCCGATCGCATCGCGCGCATCACCAGCGCCTGAAGCAGCAACACCGCAGCAACCGGCCGCCATCGGGCGGCCTTCTTCTTTCTTCAAAGGAAACTGAAATGAGCATCGAACAAGTGATGAAGGGCCTGGATGGCATCGAATCCAAGCTTAAGGCCATGGACGACAAGGCCGTGGGCGAACTCGCCACGCTCGGCAAGGTCACCGCCGACACCAAGACCGCGATCGACAACCTGGGCACCCAGCAGCGCGAGCTGGCCGACCGCCTGCTGCAGCTCGAACAGAAGGGCCTGCTGCAGGGCCGCGAAGGCGACGAGAGCAACAAGGGCGGCGACTCGGTCGGCCAGCAGTTCGTCAAGGCTTCCGGCATGGACGTGGTGCGCCAGCGCATTGCCGGCGGCACGCGCTTCGGCAGCTTTGGCGTCGAGGTGAAGAACACCATCACCAACACCATCGGCAACACTTTCAGCGACCGCAAGCCGGGCGTTGTCGGCGGCGCCTTCCGCATGCTGACCCTGGAAGCGTTGCTGACCTCGCTGCCGACCAGCTCCAACGCTGTGGACTACGTGCGCGAGAACGTGTTCACCAATGCCGCGGCAGAAACGACCGAGGGCAACCTGAAGCCGGAAAGCGCTATCACCACGACGGTGGTGACCGAGCCGGTGGCAACCGTGGCGCACTGGCTGAAGATCAGCCGCCAGCTTGCCACCGACAACGCCAGCCTGGCGGCCTACGTCAACACTCGCATGGTGTACGGCGTCAACCTGCGCGTCGAGAACCAGATCGTCGCCGGCAACGGCACCGCACCCAACATCGCCGGCTTCACCCGTGCGGGCAACTTCACCGCGCACGGCTACACCGCTGCAGGCCTGACCGCGCTGGGCCTGCTGAACAACCGCTTCGACCTGATCGGCAAGATCATCGGTGACTGCCAGGCCGGCGACTACCCGGCCGACGCCATCATCCTGAACCCCGCCGACTGGTGGACCATGCGTCTGGCCAAGGACACCCAGAACCGCTACATCCTGGGCGATCCGGGCTCGGCAATCCCGCCGTCGTTGTTCGGGCTGCCGGTGGTGGCCAGCAACGCCGTGACGGCCGACAACGTGCTGATCGGCGCCTTCGGCCTGTCTGCCACGTTCTACCAGCGCGAGGGTGTGGTGGTCGAGATGTCGGACAGCGACGGCGACAACTTCATCCGCAACTTGATCACCGTGCGCGCCGAGCGCCGGTGCATGTTGGCGGTGGAGCGCCCGGCCGCCGTGCGTTACGGCGACCTGACCCCGGCCTAAGCCGGTTTGCGGGCCGGCGCAGGCTGGCCCGCAGGAGCAACCCATGCGCCTCATCGAGTTCACCCACACCGGCCACAGCGCCGTCTTCGGCAGCTTCTCGGCCGGCGACCGGCTGCGCTGCGGCGCGGAAGCTGCGCAGCACTTCGTGGAAGAAGCGCGCTGCGCCAAGTACGCAGACAGCGAGGCCTCGGCGGCGCCAGCTGCCCAACCTGCGCCGGCTGCCGAAGCCGCCCCTTCAACGAGCGAGCCCGCACCGGCCGCCAAGCGCGCCAAGAAGGCGTGAGGAAAGCACCATGACGATTCAGATGCTGCGGACATGGAACGGGCTGGAGCAGTACAGCATCCAAGCGCCGGGGGCTGTTGAGGAGGCACGCCTGATTTCCGCCGGCCTTGCGCGTGATTTCAGGCCGCCGATGGACGGATCGAAAACAGTTCTGGTCGATGACGACGGCATCCCCGCGCCGAGCACTGGTATCAACGCCGCCGTCGGCACTGCCGGGGCTTTGACTGGCGCGTACTCCTACACGCAAACGTTTGTCACTGCGCTTGGAGAGACTGCTCCTTGGCCCGGCACTGCGACCGTGGTCAACCCGTCATCGCAGCGCGTCAATCTGACAGCAATTGCGCCGGGCCCGCCTGGAGTCATTGCGCGCCGCATTTATCGCACTGCTGCAACGCCGCAAGACCCGCGCAATTACCAGTTCCTGGTCGAGATTCCCGACAATAATACTACCACCTACACGGACAACGCGCTTGACGGAACGTTGGGGGCGCCTGTAGACTGGAATGCTTCTAATCGTGGGCAATTCAGGCTTTCTAGCGGAGATAGGTTTTCCCAGTTTAGCGACCAAAGTACGGCGCTTGGGCAGGGGACGTTTGCGACGAACACCGGTTATGCGAGCGTTGCCATCGGATTTGAAGCACTGCGCGACAACACTTCGGGACGCCGAAACGTAGGCGTGGGCGTGTATGCGTTGGAACGGGTAACTACCGGATACGAAAACACGGCCTTGGGCGTTCATGCTGGCGGGGGATGCACTGTCAGCGTAGGAAACACGCTGATTGGTTACCGCGTTGGCGGCACTACCAACGACATGCTGAACTTCAACACGGCGGTCGGCAGTTCTGCGTTTACTGGCAGCGGCTCCAAGGGCACATCAAATACTGCTGTTGGGTACGAAGCGCTTGGCACCATCAACTCGGCAGACGGCTGCATCGGCATTGGCCGTGGCGCCGGAAAGTACGCAAACGCCAGTCGTCAAGTTTTCATTGACAGCGCCGACCGCACCAACATTGCCAACTGCCAAGACATCGGGTTGATTTACGGAAAAGCTGAAGCTACTGCGCAAATTCAGGACTTGCGGCTGAACGCAATTACTCGAATTGGACCGGGCGCCGCAGCGACTGCCATCGTGGCGAACTTGCAAGCGGCCTCAGCGGCTTTGCGCGGTTATCGTGGATGGGTGACCGATGCCACGGTTGCCTACGTGTCCGCGAACGTCGGCAGCACTGTCGCGGGCGGCGGCTCCAATGCGGTGCCTGTGTTCTGCAACGGAACAAACTGGGTCATCGGCTGATCATGACCGCCGCCGAACAAGCAGAGCAATACATCGCACTGCTGACGGAGCAGGTCATGCGCCAGTTGGAGGCTCTCACGTTCTGCCTGCGGGCCACCTTGCGCCGCGCCCAGTACGGCGAAAAGTGCATCGTCGTCGTCAACGGCGACCGGTTCTACTGACATGAGCATGTACTTGCTGAGCGCGCCCGTCATCGAGCCCGTCGCCTTGAGCGAGGCCAAGATCGCCGCCCGCGTCGATGGCGTGGAGTGGGATGAGATCGTCAGTGCCGGCATCGTCGCGGCGCGCCAGGTGGCCGAGCAGGAGACCGGGCTGCGCTTCATCGCGCAGACATGGCGCATCGAGCTCGCCGACTGGCCTGTCGCTGCTGACGTCTTCCCGGTTTACCGCCCCAGCGCGGTGGCCGTCAGCTACTGGAACGGCGCGGCGTGGGTGACGCTGACCAATGCCGCGCAAGTGGCCTGGGGCATCGTGCAGGGCGGGTTCTCTGTCGTGCCGCCGCTGGCGGGTTCGTTCCCGGCACTGGGCGACATCGCGATCGGCCCGCGCGTGCGCCTGGACGTCACCAGCGGTGCCGCTGACGCCGCCACCGTGCCGGAGTGCGTGAAGACCTTCATCAAGGCGCTGGTGACCGTGCTGGTCCATGATCCGGCCCTGAACGCCAAGGACGCCGCGCACCCGCTGCTGCGCAGCCTGCTCGACCCGGTGCGGACCTACGCATGACGCTGCCCAACATGCCCAGCGCCGGCGCCCTCGACCAGCGCATCATCATCCAGCAGCGCAGCGCCACGCTCGATGCGCTCGGCCAGGCCACCGAGAGCTGGGTCGACGTGGCCACCGTGTGGGCGTCTGCACAGCCGCTGCGGGGGCGGGAGTTCTTCGCCGCAGGTGCCATGCAGTCCGAGGCCAGCGTGCGGTTCCGCATCCGCCACCGGGCCGGCGTCACCGGCGCCATGCGTGTGCTGTGGCGCGGCGTGGCGCACGCGCTGGTGGCCGAGCCCATCGACGTCGATGGCGGGCGGCACACGCTTGAGCTGATGGCCGCGGCCGGGGTGCGCGACTCATGATCGAGGCCAAGGTCACCGGCATCCCGGACCTGCGGGAGGCTCTGCGCGGCATCGTGCCGAAGCTGAAGGTGCGGGCGCTGCGCAATTCCTTGGTGGCCGGCGCGCGTCTGGTGCAACGTGCTGCACGAGCCAAGGCGCCGACACTGGATGAGTCCGCGTTGGCGGTGCGCAAGGGTTATCGGACGCCCGGCCTCCTGAGAAAGGCGCTCAGCGTGCGCACCAGCAAGGTGGCCACACGGGCGGGCGATGTCGGCGTTTTCGTCAACGTGCTGCCCGCCAAGGGCGCCCGGTTCAGGGTGAAAACCACCAAGGTGCTCGGTCTGAAGTTCCGCAGCAAGACCCAGGTGCGCGCATCGCAGCGCGGCGCCAAGAGCCCGAATGACCCGTTCTACTGGCGTTTTGTCAACTTCGGCACCAAGAATGGCGTGCAGGCGGCCGGCTTTCTCGAGGCCGGGGCCAAGCAACTCGGCGCGGCCCTCGAAGTCTTCAAGGCCAAGATCGGCCCGCAGATCGAGAAGCTCAACCGCCCGAAGGCGCCCGCGCCATGAGCATCGAAACCGACTTCCGCGCGCTGCTGGCCGGGCATGCACCGCTGACTGCGCTGGTGGGCAACCGCATCGCGCAGGACGCGATAGCCGAAGGATCGAGCGGCCCGCTGGTGGTGTTCAGCTCGCGCCACGACCCCACGCTCGGCCTGAACAACGCCGTGCTGGCAGACGCCTGCACCCTGGCCGTGCAGTGCTGGGCCGACACCGGCGCGCAGGCTGCTGCGGTGGCGGCTGCCGTCAAGGCTGCGATTGCCACGGCCCCGGCCGACGCCGGCGCCTGCGTGCTCGACGAGAGCACCACGCACGACCCCGAGATCGGTCTCGACGGCGTGCTGCTCACCGTGGAGTGGTGGGCCTGAAGCCCTGACCCGATTCATCCCCGCGGGCCGCCACTGTGCGGCCCGCTTCGTTTCCAGCCCCGGCCGCCACTGCGCGGCCTTTTTCATGTCTGAAAGGAGCCAGCGATGGCAAACGTAAAAGGCCGCGGCGTCCGGGTCGAGATTGCTGCAACGTATGGAACGTCCAGAGTCGTGACGGCCGTCACCCTGGCATCACCGGGTGTGGCCACCAGCACCGCGCACACCCTGACGAATGACACGGTGGGCTACTTCTCCGCGGTCACCGGCATGGTGCAGCTCGAGGACCAGGCCTGCCGCGTCAAGAACCAGGCCACCAACACCTTCGAGCTGCAGGGCCTGAACACCTCTGGCTATTCGGCGTTCACCGCCGGCAACTTCATCCCTGTGGCCACCTGGGCAACGCTGGGCGAGGCCACCAGCTACAGCATCGGCGGCGGCGCGTCGGAGAAGCTCGACGTCACCACGCTGCTCGACATCGTCCGCAAAGAAGAGGCCGGTCTGCTGCCGGTGTCCAACGTGTCGATCAACGTCGTCGCGCAGGACACGCCCAGCGCCGCGCAGCTGCTGCTGGAAAGCGCCATCCAGACCCAGGGCAAGGTGGTGGTGCGCATCGTGCTGGGCAACGGCGCGGTGCGGGTTTTCCGCGCCGAGCCGTCTATCCCGGGTGAAGACGTCCAGGTCGGCGCGGTGGGCACGGGCTCGCTCGACATGGCGGTGAAGGGCTTCGTCCTCAAGCTGGCCGCCTGAGCATGAGCACGGCAGACATGGCCGCGCTGATCGCGCGGATGGACGCGCAGCGCGCTCGCTGGGTGGCGCTGCCCGGCGGGCGGCGCGTGCAGTTCCGCCGGCCGCTCGAAACCGAGTTCGGCAAGTTCCGCCATGGCGTGACGGTCGAGCACCTGGCCGAGTACGCCTGCGCCTGGGAGAACTTCACCGAGGCAGACCTGCTGGGTGCCGCCATCGGCAGCAGCGACCCGGTGCCGTTTTCGCCCGAGCTGTGGGGCCGCCTGGTGCGCGACCGGCTCGACTACGTCGCACCGATGGCACAGGCCATCGTCGACGCGGTCACCGAGCACCTGGCCAGCCGGGACGCCGCCGCAAAAAACTGACGGCCCTCCTGGACGCCGCCAGCGGCGTCGAGTGGGAGGGCGAAGAACTGCAGGCCACCGATGCCGACCGCGAAGCGTTCCGAGTGCAGCGAATGCTCGCCAACGGCATGGGCGGCATTGACTGGGCCGGGCTGCCGCTGGCTTGTGCGGTGCACGGCGTGAGCGACATCGAAGCGCTGATTCACAGGCTGGTGGTCATCAAGACCCACAAGCCGCCGAAGGACCAATAGATGGCGATCGCAAAACTGTCGATTGACCTGGAGGCGCGCCTGGCCGGCCTGCAGGCTGGGCTCGACAAAGCCGGGCTGCTGGCAGAGCGCCAAGCCAAGCGCATCGAGGGCGCATTCAGCGGCATCGCGCGGGTGGGCAGTGCACTGGGTGCCACGCTGGGCGGCGCGTTTGCCGTGGGCGGCCTGACCGCCTTCGTGCGCAGCACCATCGCCGGGCTTGACGCGCTGAACGACTTCGCCGACGCCACCGGCACCAGCATCGAGCTGGCCAGCGCGCTGGAAGACGTGGCCGCGCGCACTGGCACCAGCTTCGACACCGTGCAGACGTCTGTACTGCGGCTGAACAAGGTGCTGAGCGACGCCAAGCCCGGCAGCGAAGCCGCCGAGACGCTCAAGCTGATCGGCCTGAACGCTGAGGAACTGAAGCGCCTGGACCCGGCCGAAGCGCTGCGCCGCACGGCGGTGGCGCTGGCGCAGTTCGCCGACGACGGCAACAAGGCCCGGGTGATTCAGGAGCTATTCGGCAAGAGCGTGGCGCAGGTGGCGCCGCTGTTGAAAGACTTGGCCGAGTCTGGCGAGTTGAACGCGACGGTGACGACCGAGCAAGCAAAGGCGGCCGAGGCGTTCAACATTCAGTTGTTCAATCTGCAGAAGAACGTGGTCGACGTGGCGCGTTCAACGGTTGGGCAGCTTGTTCCCGCGCTGAATCAGTTCTTCGATGCAGTTGCCGGCAGAGGTGTGGGCGGCTCGACGTCCATCAGTGACCTGCTCGTCGTCCCTTTGCAAGCGGTGTCGGTGCTAGGCGCAAACGTCGCGTTCGTTTTCAAGGGCATCGGCACCGAGATCGGCGGCATCGCAGCGCAGGCGGCGGCGTTCCTGTCGGGCGACTTCTCAGGCGCCCGCACTATCGGCGAGTTCATGCGCGAAGACGCCAAGGCGGCGCGGGCGGAATTCGACCAGTTGGAAAAGCGGCTGATGTCGATCGGGCGCGTGCTGCCGCAGGCGAGTTACAGCAACGAAGGCCGAACGGGTGGCCGACCTGTCATTGGTACTGTGACGCCAAATGCGGGCGGCAATGGTCGTCTCGCAGGCGCTTCGCGCGGCGCAGCTCCGTTTGTTGGTCCGATGCTTGATGATGCATCGCTAGACGCCATCAAAGCGCTGGAGGGGACCGACATTGCCCGCATCAGCGCTCTGCGCGATCAGTTGCAGCGACTGGTCGCCATCCGCGGCGGCTCAAGCGACACGGCGGGGGTCGATGAGGCGCTGCAAAACACCGTCGAGCAGCTTGCAAAGCTCGACCCCGCTGCCAAAGCGGCAGCAAGGGCGGCGGACGAGTTCAACGCGATTCTGTCTCAGACGCCGAGCGGGCAGTTTGCGGCAGTGCTCAAGCAGATCGACTTGATCAACGAGCGGCTGCCAGACACAGCAGACAACGCGGCACAGCGCGCCGAAGCGTTTCGCGTGGTCACGGCTCGGCTGGGAACCGGCACGGTCGAGCAGATCGAGAAGATCAGCACCTTTGCGGACCAAGCTGGCCGCAACATACAGGACGCGCTCGGCAGCAGCCTGGAGGAGGTGCTGCGCGGCAACTTTGAAAGCATCGGGCAGATCTGGACCGACCTTCTGGTCCGCATGGCCGCCCAGGCTGCGGCGGCTCAACTAAACAACGCCCTGTTCGGCAACCTGTTCGGCGGGACCGGTACAGGCTCCGGCTTCATCGGCGGCGCGGTGTCGTCGCTGTTCGGTGGTTTCTTTGCTGACGGCGGCCGGCTCGGCGCTGGAAAGGTCGGCATCGCTGGCGAGCGTGGCCCTGAGTTGATCAGCGGCCCGGCCACCATCACGCCAATCGTCGCTGGCTCAGGCGGGTCGAGCGTGACGATCATCAACCACATCAACGGCGACGTAAGCCCTGGCACTGTTCGACTTGTTGAGGGCGCGATGGCGCGCTTCGAAGCCAAGATCCAGCGCAGCATGCGCACGGGTGGCGCGTATGCGGGGGCGTACTGATGGCCATTCTTGATTGGCCTGTCGGTCGCGCCTGGAGTCCGTCGCGCTTTGCTTTCTCGGCCAGCACGCCGCGAAGCGCCTGGGCGTCGTTCTTCACCGGCCAGCAACAGAGCGTCAGCCACTTCGGCGACCGGCTGCGCATCGACATGACGCTGCCGCCTTGCACCTATGCGGAGGCAGCGGCGCGCGAGGCGTATCTGCTGCAGCTTGCCAGCGCTGGCGACTGGGTGCGGCTGTGGCACATGCAGCGGCCAATCCCGGCCGGCACGATGCGCGGCAGTCCGTTGATCGCGGCGGCGGCCGTTACTGGTGCGCGCAGCATCACGATCAAGAACGCGCTCCCGGGTTCATCAATCATTCGCAACGGCGAGCGGATCAACCGCGCTCCGTGGGCCGGCACTTTCGGCGTCAGTACGGCAGACCCGAACGTCGCGGCCGGCGCAAACACCAGCGCTATCACGGCAGAAAACGTCGCCGACTTCAACACCAGCGCTATCGGTTACTGGGGCGTCTTCACTGAAACCATCGCAGCCAATACTGACGTCTACAGTGTCAGCGTCTTCGTCTTGAAAACTTCGGGCGGAACATCGAACACGGTCGCACTGTTTGCGCAGGCCGGCGCAAACATTCAGCAATCTACGTTCAACACGGATACCGGTGCGGTGCTCGGCGTATTTGGAGCCGGAGCCACGGCAGTCACAGAATCAGAAGATCGCAGGTACTGGCGTTTTTCGATCACGATTGCCAACGACAGCGCGACGTCGTTTTACATTGCCATCGCGCCTGCTTTCGACTTTCATGGTCTGGCGGGCGGCAATGTGACCTGCACCGGCGGCGCGACTTGCTTCGGCGCGCAGGTGACGCTAGGCGCAGCCTTGCGGCCATATGAGCCGCAAGCCTTTCTGGCGCCTGGCGACGTGATCGGCGTCGGCTCGCAGCTTCTTGTCGTCGGCTATCAAGGCGGACAAGAAAGCGAGAGCGAGATCATGACCGTGCCGCTTGCGATGCCGCTGCGCACAGCGCTGGCATTGGATGCAGCCGTGCTCTACACCAAGCCAACCGGCAACTTCCAGCTCGTCGGCGACTCCGTGGGCGCCATCGAATACCTGCCGGGCCGTTATCAGTCGGCGATCAATCTCCAGTTTGTCGAGGTGTACTGATGCGCACCCTGAACGTTGCCGCCACTGCGCTGCTCGCCCGCATCAAGGCCGGCGAGCGCGTGCCGTGGGTGCAGCTCGTCGAAATCCTGACGGCATCGCCGCTGCGATTCCATACGGGCGGCGGCACTATCCAGTGGGGCGGCAATGACTGGTTCGGCGACTCGGTGGCTGTCGAGCCGGTGGCCGACTCTGCCGGCGAATTCCCGCCGATCGCCTTGACCTTGCCGGCTGTCACCGAGGACCAGATCAGCCTGGTGCTGACCGAGCCGGTCGAAGGCGTGCGGCTGCGCATCTATGACGCGCTGATTGATCCTCAGACCGGCGTGGTCGCTGACGCCGTGCTGGCCTGGACAGGAACGCTCAACGTGCCCGGCCTGGAAGACGGCCCGGCCGCAATCGTCAGCGTGACGGCCGAGCATCGCGGCATCCGCGCGCTGCGGCCAAAGCCGAGCCGGTACACCGACGACGAGCAGCGCCGGCTGTACTCCGGCGACTCATCGCTGGACTTCGACCCGGCCAGCGATGCCGGCGGCATTGTGTGGCCCGCTGCGGCGTACTTCAAGCAATGACTGCCCTGACCGAATACCTCGCCGCCTGGCCGCGCCGGTTCGACTGGCAGACGCACCACTGCGGCGCATTCGTGGCCGGCTGGATCGAGCGCGCCACGGGCCGGCCGGCGCTTGATGCCATGCCGCGCGTGTCAGGCATGCGCGAGTGGTGCCGCTATGTCGATGACTCCGGCGGCATGCTTGCTCTGACAAGCGAGCTTCTGCGCTGTCAGCACATCGACCCGATGCGCAGCGCGCCGGGCGACATCCTGCTCTTCCCAGGTGAGTCTGGCTGTGGCGCGCTGGGGATTCGGCTCCACGTCCAGGCCGGCGCGGTGCTGTCGGCAGCCGGCGCGGTTGTGCTGTGTCGCCTGGATCACGCGCAGGCAGCCTGGCCGCTGTCGGAGGTGCTGGCATGAGCCCGCGCGTTCTGGTGCTGCTGTGCGGCCTGCTGATGGCCTTGCCGGCGCATGCCGATCCGATCAGTTCGCTGCTGTTCCTGGCGCCGTTCATCGGCAACGCGGCGGCGGCTTTCATCGTCAGCTATGGCGCGAGCATCGTGCTATTCAGCGCGATCACCGGCTACAACATCAACCGGCAGCGCTCGGCCAAGCGCAAGGCCCGCGACGCATACAACGCGAGCCTGAAGGACCGCATCCAGATGATCGACGTGGTGCCGGAAGCGGCGCGCACGATCGTCATGGGTCGCGTGCGCACGGTCGAGGGTATCCGGCGGCGGTGGTCCAGCGGACTCAATGACGACCGGCTGACGCTGATCGTCAGTTTCGCAGGCTACGAGATTGACGGCTTCGAGACGTTCTACTTCGCTGACGAAGCGCTGTCGTTGGACGGCAGCGGCTACGTCACAAACGCGCCCTACTCTCGCTCCAGCCTGGTCAGTCAATCGCTGAGTGTCACGCTGGATGGCAGCGGCGGCGGCACCTTCACGATCGGAAGCACGCCGGCTGCAGGCACGGCGGTCACGGCTTCATCGCAGGTCGGTTCAGGCGTCGGCATTGACTACGTAGAAGCTGGCTTGGCTGTCAGCGTTTCCGGCACGTCGGTGACGCTGAGCGGCGGCGGTGCTGGCGGCACGGCCTACATCCAGTGGCAGACGGCGCAGAGTCAATTCTTCGCGCGCATTCGACCCTACATCGGGACGGCAGCGCAAAACGTCGGGGCTGACCTGGCCGCCGAGTACCCTGGCCTCATCACCAGCGCCGACCGCTTCGCAGGCATCGCGCTTGCGGTGGTCGATCTCTGGTATGACCCGGACATATACCCGCAGAGCATCCCCAACATCTCCGCAGTTCTGCGCGGTGCTCGCGTCTATGACCCGCGCGCCGACAGCACGGTGCCAGGCGGCAGCGGCAGCCAGCGGATCGCTACGCCTAGCACCTGGACATTCTCAGAGAACCCTGCGCTGCACGCATACCACTACGCGCGCCACGTCAACGGGTGGGATGTGCCATTCGACGAGATACGCGCGGCCGACGTGATCGCGGCGGCCAATGCCTGCGATGTCTCGACGGTCTTCACGCTGCGAAATGCTGACGGCAGCACAACAACGCCGACACTGCCACGCTACCGCAGCGGCATCGTGATTCCGACCGACGCCGACCCGCAGGCGATGATGTCGGAGATTGTCGAGGCGATGGCTGGCCGCGTCGGCTGGGCCGGTGGCACGCTGCGCATGCGGGCTGGCACGATGGCCACGCCTGTCTGGGCAATGGACCCGTCCTGGATCGCGCAGCGGCTGGACCAAGACGGCAACCCTGACGGCAGCAGCGTCGTTCGGATCACCAACGGCGTGCAGCGCGACAGCAAGGTCAACCGCGTCACCGGGACTTGCGTCGATGACTCGCAGCGGTATCAAGCGCTCCCATTCCCGGCTGTGCAGGATGCGACCTTGATCGCCAACGAAGGCAGCTATCCGCTTGAGGTGGAGCTGCAGGCTGTCAACCACGTCGCGCACGCGCAGCACCTGGGGACCATCGCCATCCGGGAGAGTCAGGCGGCGCTGAGGATGGAAGCATCGTGCAGCCTGGACGCTTACCGCTGCGAACTGTATGACGTCGGCACAGTGACGCTGCCACGCTACGGTATGGCCGGCAAGACGTTCGAGGTGATCGGCTGCCGCTGGAGTCCAACGCAGGGGCCGCAGCTATCGCTGGCCGAGATCACGGCCGACATCTTTACGCCAGTCGCCGAGCTGCGCGGCGTTGATCCTGCGCCTAACTCGTCACTGCCGGCGCCGTGGGATGTCGAGGCGATAACCGGCCTGACGATCACCAGCGGGACGGCAACCCTGACGGACGGCAGCGTGATCGTGCGCACGCGCGTAACTTGGAATGCTGCCGTCTCGCAGTCGATCCGGCGCGGCGGAAGCATAGAGATTCAATATGTGCCGGCCGCCTCCGCTTTGCCCGTCGGTGAGTGGCCTAGCTGGCCGGAGCAGGGCGACAGCACCCAGGCGATCATTCCTGGCCTGCTGGCCCGCCGCTACGTGTTCCGGGTGCGTGCGATCAACGCGCTGCGGGTGCGTGGGCCGTGGTCCCCGCAGGTCGTGTATGAGGTCAACGCGACGCGGGCGCCGAAGGTGTTTCGGCAGGCCAGCGAGCCAACCGGCCCTGAGTCACTCGACGGCGACACCTGGTTCGACACGGACGCTGGGAACCACGAATACCTGCGCACTGCTGGCGCTTGGATCAGCGTTCGGGACGGCACGATTGCCGATGCGCAGGCCACCGCCGATGGCAAGGTTGTCACGTTCGTGGCGACGACCGCGCCTACAGCTGACGGCGTGGGCGATCTGTGGATGGACAGCGACGACGGGAACCGGCTCTATCGGTGGGATGGCGCATCCTGGGTGGCGCTGCCAATCGGCACGCGCGGGCTTGCTGCGAATTCTGCGACAGAGATTCAGAGCATGTCTGTCAACACGGACACCTATTCATATCCTTTTTCGTTCGGCGTTCAAGATCGGACCTTTGCGACGATTTCATACACCAACAACACATCTGCCGACGTCGACGTCGAGGTGATGGTGACCGCCGGCCGTCGAGTGACCGCGCCAGCCGGCCTGTTGGGAACGACGATTGTTCAGAGCCGCGTCTTTATCACCAACGTCACGGACGGCGGGGTGGTTGCAAGCACGCAGGACTGGCTGCAGTCTCAGGTGCAGGCCCTCGCGGCGAGCCAAGTGGTGTACTACCAAGAGGCAACCACTATCACCATAGTGGTGCCAGTCGGCAAGCAGTACAGCTTCGCCAGCTATACGCGAGTGATCCCGATTGTGGGCTCGACCGGCAACATCGAGCTGCACACCACTGGCCTGACTTTGCGAGTTACGGCGGTGAAGCGATGAGCTACGGCGCCGGGTTCACGGACAGAGACAGATTGCGCGTGATGAGCGTCGCCTGCCCGTTCGAGTCGATCGGCAGCAGTCTGGCGATCGACACCACCTCGATTGATTCTCCTGGCGGCACAACGACGCGCCAGGAGACGGATTCTGACCAGGCGACGGACTGGCCCGCGAACACGGGCGGCGTGTCGAATGAGCCGCTGAACGGCGGGCCTGCCAACTGGTTGCGCTCGATCATGAGCACACTCAGAAAGGCAATCGGCTGCACGGAGCCAGACATCAAGGCGTCGGCGGTGAGCGTGCGGTTGCTGGTCAGCACGACATCGACCGCGACGGCCTCAGCGGTGGCGTTTTGCCACGAGGTCCGCGCAAGCTGTCTGTCTGTCAGGGCTCGAACATTGGCAACCCAAGTGTCCGGCTCTGCCGACGAAGCGGCCAGCGGAATCGAGACAGAAGTCGGCTCCGGCTCTTCCTCAAATTCACCGCCGCCGCACCCGGCAAGCATCAAGATAGCGCAGAAGATCAGTGCATGTTTCATGGCAGCAAAGTATGCGCGGAAAACGTGCACATGGAAACCCCTAGGAATGGTGAGCGGATGAGCGACCCATCCGACAGCGATCGCATGGGTGGCAAGTCGGCGGTGACCGCCGCGCAGACGCCTGCTGCGGTGGCGCTTGCGCTGGCCGAAGCGTTGGCTGAGATTGGGTCGCTGTGAATCAAGATCATGGCCTGCACATCATCAGGACAAGCTCAGATGTGGATATGAACGAGCTCGAGCTGCGCATCAGCCGCATGGTGCAGGGCGCCGTCGCCGAGGCGGTGACGGAGGCGCTTCGCGGTCATGCGCTGTCGGCCGAAGAGCGCGGCTGGATCGCCAAGGCCATGCGCGTGCAGGCGCACCGCGAAGAGCGGCGCGACAAGCTCTACACGGCGATCGTCGAGAAAAGCATCACCGCGCTGCTGTTTACGGCGGTGGCGGGAGTTGTTCTGCTCTTCGTCGAGTGGGCAAAAAACCACGGATACAAACCCTGAAGGAATGACATGAGCAAAAGCAACGCCACAGAGAACGATTTTGTGAGATTTGTGTTCAACGCAGTTGCCATGCCCGCCTACGGCGCATCGCTGCAGTTGAACTTCCACACCGCCGACCCCGGCGAGGCTGGCACCGCGACCACCAGTGAGCCGACGCCAACGAACTACGCGCCCAAGACGGTGTCTCGTGACGGCGCGGGTTGGACCATCTGCGACGCCGACGGCACGCCGAACGCGGCAGGCTCGGCAGCCAAAACGGCAGTGGCGGTGGACTTCGACGAGATCGAAGCCGGCTTCGCCGGTACCGAGACATGGACGCACGGCAGCGTGAGCGTCGTGGCCACCGGCCAGATACTGTACAGCGGTGCGCTGACTCAGTCGATCATCGTAAGCGCGCTGGCCACGCCGCGCTTCCCGGCCGGCACCGTGCTCTTCCGGGAGGACTGACATGGCTCAGGCGATCGTTCAAGTTCCGCCGGACTCTACCGGCGGCAAGCTCCAGATGCGCAGCTACACGCGCGGCGCCAACACGGTGCTTTCGCAGGGCGTGTACTTCGACGGGCTGCCCACTTTCCGGGTGCTGGCGCCGGCCATCGTGCCCGCGGCGAACAAGTACCACATCGTGCTGCGCAACAACAGCGGCAGCGCGCAGACTTTGCACTTGCTAGGGCTGTACGCCATCAACGACAGCGTGACCGCCGTCACCGGCGTGATCAACCAGTTCAACCTGCGCCGCGTGACCGGTACGCCGACACTGACTGCAATCGCGCCATACGCATTCAACAGCGACGACCCTGCGCTTGCCAACGTGTTGGCCGGGCACACCGCCACTGCAGGGCTGACCGACAGCACCATCATCCTGCCGTTGGTGCTGTCAAGCGAGGAGAACACGGCCGTGCCCACCAACACTGGCATGTTCCTGCAGCACGCAAACCTGCTGCCCGCGCTGCACCCCTATGGCCGCCCGCTGGCGTTGCGGCCTGATCAGGCTATAGCAGTCAAGCAGATCGGCGCGGGCACGGTGGGCGCCCTGTCGTGGATTCTGGACTTTGCCGTCGAGGCGGACGTCTGACATGCCGCTGGCGCCCTTGTTCGCCCTGCAGTGGTACGGCCCGGCGTGCGCCGCGATGGTGGCGCCGCCTGGGGTCGGCTCGGTGGGGTTGGCCAGGCCGGTGCAGCGCATACGCGCCGCCCTCTCCCAAGTTGGCACCGGCGACGCGCCGCTGCTGCGCCCGTACCGCATGCGCAGCGCGGCTGTGCAGGCTCAGGGCGGCGGTGATGCGCCGCTGCTGCGCCCGGTGAAGTTAGTGCGCGCCGGTCTGAGGGTGACGGTCAGCGAGTTGAGCCAAGACGACGTGGCCGGTGCGGTGCTGGAGTCGCCGATCGAAGGTACGCTGACGCTCAAACAGGCCTTTCGCATCTTGCTTGCCCAGGCGGCTGGCAACGCCACGGGTTTGGATGGCAACCCGGCCTTTCAGAGCCTGGACGGAAGCAAGACGCGGTTGGCTGGCACGATGAGCGCCGGCACTCGCACCATCACCACGCGAGACGGGACGTGACGCTATGGCGTGGGCTGGGAGCTGGTCAGGCCAATGGGTCGGCCCTTGGCTGGGCGGCGCGGCAGGGCCGCCAGGTGGCAGTTACGTCGATGCGGCTCTTGTCGTTGCAGGGGCGGGAATCGCCACTGTTCAGGCCCGCACTGTCGTACAGGCTGCGCTGCAAGCCTATGCGGCTAGCCACGGTCAGATGGCCGCGCGGCTGTGGCTACGGGCCGATCTTGCGGGCACTGGTGCTGGCCAAGCTGCACTGCAACCTCGGCAGGCGGTCCGCGCCGCGTTGCTGGGAGTGGGCGTCGGCGCCGCTGTCCTGGCCGCACAGTCTGCCGTGGCCCAGCCAGGCCGCGTGGTGCTGCGGCTTCACAGTCGCGCTGGCACGGTTATCGAGCTGACCTCGCGGGTCTTCAGTTGACCATGGAAACCATTGCCCTGTCGTCGTCAATGACCGTTGCCGTGGCGGCGATGTCGCTGGCGACACTGCAGGTCTCAGGCGACAGCCAACTGGTTCAAGCGCTGGCCCTGGGCAGCCCGGTAACGCGCCAGGTGACGCTGCCGTCACCGATCTACCTGGAGTGAAAGCATGACCAAGGTCTACATGGGCGACACCGGCACCGAGCTGAAGCTCGACACCGGCGTCAGCCTGACTGGTGCAACGGCGCAGAGCATCGAGGTGCGGCGGCCGGATGGCACCACGGTGAGCTGGGCAGCCACGGTGGTTGAGACCACCAAGGTGCGGTTCGTCAGCCTCGTCGACACCTTCAACCAGAACGGCGAATGGAAGCTGCAGGCGAAGGTGACGCTGCCGACCGGTACCTGGACCGGCGAGGCGGTGGCGTTGCGGGTGTATCGGCTGTTTGAGTAGGGGTGGTGGTCATGACATTCGACGAAGCCTTCGCGGCCCTGGTCAAGCACGAGGGCGGCTACATCAATCACCGCGCGGACCCGGGCGGCGAAAGCAAGTACGGGATCAGCAAGCGCAGCTACCCGCAGCTTGACATCGCAGCGCTTACGGTGGACCAGGCGCGCTCCATCTACCGGCGCGACTACTGGGGGCCTGCCGGCTGCGACGCTGTGCCCGACTCTCTGAAGCTGCACCTTTTTGACTGCGCGGTGAACAGTGGTGTCAGCACCGCGGTGCGGATGCTGCAGCGGTGCGTCGGCGAGACGGTCGACGGCATCCTCGGGCCGCGGACGCTGCAGGCCGTGCAGAGCATGCCTGCGCCGCGCCTGCTGGCTCGATTCAACGGGCAGAGGCTCGCGCTGATGGCCGACCTGCCGACCTGGCCGAGCTTTGGGCGCGGCTGGGCCCGGCGTATCGCCGCGAACTTGCAGGAGGTGTAACCATGGCGGACTGGAAAGATGTCGTTGGCGCGGTAGCTCCTGGTCTGGCCGCGGCGCTTGGCGGACCGCTTGCAGGGGCGGCAGTGGCCGCGCTGTCGGCGAAGCTACTGGGGCGCGAAGACGCCACCGTGGACGATGTGGCGGCAGCTGTCACCGCCGGTGGGCCGGATGCGCTGCTGGCCATCCGGCAAGCTGATCAGGCGTTTTCCACGCGCATGCGCGAGCTGGATATCGACGTCGAGAAGCTGCATCAGGCTGACCGGTCTGACGCGCGTGACCGTGAAGTCAAGACCGGCGACCACTGGACGCCGAGAGCGCTGGCTGCGGCCGTGACGCTGGGTTTCTTCGGGGTGCTCGCTTGGCTGCTGGCCGCCGGCATGCCAGAGCGCGGCAGCGAGGCGCTGCTGGTCATGCTGGGCGCGCTGGGCGGCGCTTGGGGTACGATCGTTGCCTACTACTTTGGCAGCAGCGCCGGCAGCGCGCGCAAAGATGACATTTTGCGGCGCGGTTAGGTCGGCTGACCTAATTCGCATCCCGCACAATTCCCGCCTATGCCGTCGATCGCAAGCGCTGGCGAGGCTTTCGATTCCTGCCGGGGGCGCCAGAACCTGCACCGCATAGCACCTCGCAACGCCCCGCACAACCCCGAAATACCTAGGCTCAATCCCGCCTAACGCCGCGCAGAATCCCGCAAGACCTCGGCGTCATCCCGCGCCAGTCCCGCAAGGATTCCCGCGTGGCGTATTACCGCAAGACGGCGAAAGGCTGGCGCGTTGAGATCGAGCGCCAGGGTGTGCGGACGTCGCGCACCTTCGGCACCAAAGCTGCGGCAAGCTCATGGGCCGCGCAGGAAGAAGCGGCGATCCTTGCCGGCACCGTCAGCCGTTGGCCGCGCAAGACGCTGGCCGATGCGCTTGACCGCTACGAGCGCGAGATCACGGCGGAAAAGCGCGGCGCGAGGGCCGAGCGGCTGCGCCTGGCGGCCATCCAGCGCGACTTTCCTGCGCTGTGCGGCAAGGTGCTGCACACCATCACCGCCGACGACCTCGGCCAGTGGCGCGACGCCCGGCTGCAGCGCGTGACGCCGGCCAGCGTGCAGCGCGACATCAACATCCTGCGGCACGTCTGGACGGTGGCCAGCACCGAGTGGGCCTGGAGTCCGTCGCCGACGCCCTGGCGAGCCGTCAGGATGCCCGCCGAGGCCATCCCGCGCGACCGGCGCATGGGATGGCGCGAAATCCGCACCATCATGCGCCGCTGCGATTACCGGACAGCAGTGCCGCCGGTGACCGGTCTGCAGTGCGTTGCCTGGGCGCTGCTGGTCAGCTTGCGCACGGCGATGCGGGCCGGCGAGATCATGGGCCTAACCGTTGGCTCCGTCGATCTGCAACGCCGCGTAGTGACGCTGGCCGACCACAAGACAGCGCACGCTGTCGGTCGGCGCCTGGTGCCGCTGACTCCGCAGGGCGCGCGCGTGCTGGGCTGGCTGGCGGAGGCGGCGGCGGGTGATGACGGGCGGCTGCTTCCGCTGTCTTCAGCCACCCTGGACACGCTATTCCGGCGAGTGCGGGATTCTGTGATGCTGGGCGATGTGCATTTCCATGACGCCAGAGCCACGGCGCTGACAATGCTGTCGCGCCGCGTCGATGTGCTGACGCTCGCACGGATCAGCGGGCATCGGGACTTGTCGCTTCTGCTGCGGGTGTATTTCCGCGAGACGGCGCAGGAGATCGCCGCGCGGCTGGCGTCGCCCAGGCGGTGACTTCGGCGGCGCACCAGCGGCGAGATCGAGGGCCGGCTGCAAGCAGTGGCGGCGGAAAGTCGGGCCGATGCACCAAGCGGTCGCGCACGGTCTTAGCGCTGACGCCAAGCAGCTCAGCAATCGCGGGGATGTCGAGTGTGGTCATGCAAGCGCGTCCAACGGGCTGCGCACGCCGGTGTGTCCCATGGAGGCGACGTGGGTGTAGATCATGGTCGTGCTGACGTCTGCATGACCCAGCAGCTCCTGGATGCGGCGGATGTCGGTGCCGGCCTGCAGCAGGTGAGTGGCAAAGCAGTGCCGCAGCGTGTGCGGGGTGGCTGGCTTCGTGACGCCGGCAGCGCGTACCGCGTCCTTCATGGCGCGCTGGATGGTCCAGTCGAAAAGGTGGTGACGGCGCTCTTCGCCGGTGTCTGGGTTGACGTGGTACTCGGGCGTGGCAAAGACGTACTGCCAGGGCCACTCGGAGCCAGCGCGCAGGTACTTCTTGGCCAGCGCGTGTGGCAGGTCAACGCTGGCGTGCCCGGTGGCCATGTCGATCTGGTGCCAGCGGCGGCGCTGATCGAGCAGCTCGGTCAGGGGCTTGACGAGGCGCTCTGGGAGCACGGTGACGCGATCCTTGTCGCCCTTGCCGCCGCGCACGATCACCAATCGCTGGGGGATGTCCAGGTCTTTGACCCGCAGGCGCAGACCTTCCATCAGCCGCAGGCCGGTACCGTACAGCAGCCGCAGGAAAAGCCCAGGCGTGCCGCTGGTGGCCGCCAGCACTGCCGAAGTCTCGTCGACAGACATCACTGTGGGCAGTCGCTGGGCTTGCTTGGCCCGCACGATGTTTTCGATCCAGCCGATCTGGATACCGAGCGCCGCCTGGTACAAGAACAGGATGCCGTGCAGAGCTTGGCGCTGAGTGCTGGCTGAGACGTTGCCTTCGATGGCCAGCCAGGTCAGGAACTCGGACACCTCGAGCTGGCCCATGTCGCGCGGGTGCCGCTTACCTGACCAGAGGATGAAGCGCTTCGACCAGTGCCAGTACGCCTGGAACGTGCGCCGGCTGTAATGGCGCACCGCGCAGGCTTCGCGCATGAGCTGCTTAAGCCGCTTCGGTGGCGCGTCGCATAACGCGGGAGCGGCGTCGTGCGTAACCGCTGCGGGTAATGGCAGATCAATGACTTGCATGCGGCGGCTCGGTGTTATGCGACGGGGAGGTGGTCAGGGTGTTGGCGAATTGAAGTTAGGCCCTTACTGCACGGGCGGCGCCGTGAATCGCTCATGCGGCTTGTCGGGCTCCATGCCGCGAAGCTGGGCCTCAATGAAGCCCCGTGCGTACTCGGTGCCCAGCGTGCCCCACAGCGCGCCCATGAATGCCACCAGCACGCCGGTGATGTGGGCTTCCTGCGCCAGCTTGTCGTCGCTTGGCACCAGTTTGAGCATGTTCATGCCGAACTGCACGCCCGCATCCATCGCGGCTTTCTCTTTGGTGTTCATCATTCTTCCCCTTCGGCCACCAGGGCCTAACCAATCGTTGCAGCGGAGCCGTCACGGACTCCGCACTTTCAGGCCGCATCACGCGGCCCGCTGAACTCAGCCGTTATGCGTGTCGCTCATGCCACCAGTGAGCATTCGCCAGGCTGTGGCTGCGCATCGGGGCACCTGTCCGTTTCCGAGTGCCTTAAGTCGGTCCACCCGATAGGCCACCCCATTAGCCACTCGACCCACGTCGGGTTCAGCGAGCCACCATTGACTTCCGTCACCGCCTGGCCGCGCTTCACTGCCGCCGCTTGAGAATGACTGCCGCCATTGATGCCAAGCGTCGAAGGCGTCGGAAACTTCAGCACCGCAGTGGCAAGCCCGTCCCCGCTGGTCGCGCTGGCTCCCTTGCGGTTGTAGTTGTCGCATACGGTCGGCGTCGGCCAAGTGGTCCGCGCACTCAGCGCCTCTATCAGCGTCCCGCCTTCCAGAGCCTTGGCAGGCGTCACACGGCCGCCGTTCGTGCCCAGGCTGCTGGTGGGTGTCGGCCACATGGCCGCACTCGCTGCAAGGCCCCGGTTGCTGCTCTTGCCATCCGGCCGCATGTGTCGCACCGTGCCCGTTTCCGTCACGTAAAGGTTCCCGCCCGTGATCGGCTTCGCATCGGTCGCGCAGGGTGTCGGCACCCACAAGCCAGAACCTGTCGCGCTGGTGGGGGGCGCCAACGTCGGCAGCTCCCAGCACAGTCCACCGGCAGTCATACCCGAGCGCGGCCAGGTCACCGAGCACTCTTCCGAGTCCCCGAGTAACGAGGGCTGGGCTGTTCTCCACGAAGCAGAAGCGGGGTCGAACTTCGCCAATGATCCGCGCCATGTGGCTCCACATGCCGCTGCGCTCTCCGTCAATGCCGGCGCCCTTGCCGGCAACGCTGATGTCTTGGCAAGGGAAGCCCCCCGAAACCACGTCAACAAGTCCGCGCCACGGTCTTCCGTCAAAGCCGCACACGTCAGCCCAAATCGGGAATGGTCGGAGGGCTCCATCGTTCTGTCGTTGCGCCAGAACTTGTGCGGCGTAGGCATCACGCTCAACTGCGCAGACGGTGCGCCAGCCCAGCATGTGGCCTGCGAGTATTCCGCCACCAGCGCCTGCGAAAAGAGCCAACTCATTCATACATCTCCACGCTTCGGAACCACACGCATAACACCGCGCTGCACCGGACCGCAAGCGGCCGGTGAGCTAGGCGTTAGGCCGCCCTGCCCGTCTCCGCATCCCGCCATCCGTCGACCAAGCTCCAGCGCAAAAGCACGCTCCCCAGACCGCCGTCCATGCTCACCCGCATCGTCGGGCAGCGCTTCGGGTCTTCGCTGTTGTGCAGCGTCTTAATCAGTTCCTCGGCCGCATCCAGCACCAAACTGCTCTGCTCGTCGTCTGCCGCTTCGAAGCGGCCGATCACCTTCCAGCTTCCGCTGTTGTTCAGCTCCAGCCGCACGGGCTTCTTGACGCTGCTCATGCTTTCGTCTCCCTGCTGACCACATACCCGTGCTCTCGCAGCCACAAAGCGGCCGCCTTGAGCTTGGCGTGTAGTTCGTCTTCGTACTCAGGGACCAACTCATAGATTCCACACTCCCGCCGAACCTGCCCGCGCTCCATGCGGGAGTGCAGCAGCGCACTCACTGCCCCAGTGGGAATGCCGCCAGCCGCCGCAGCCAGCTCGGCCGCAGATTGCCCGCCGGTCGCCAGCAGCGAAAGCATCGCCGAGACGCGGGTGGTTCCCTCTGGCAGCGGCGTCACCTGCGGGGCGGTAATCCAGCTTTGCTGCGGCCTGTCCTTGGCCAAGACGGAGGCCATGCAGGCGAATGGGTCGGCGCCGGCAGTGGCAGGCGGGTGCTCAGCGTCTGACTGATCCGTCATGACCGCCGCCCGATCTGTGCTGCTGGTATCCAGTTGAAAACGCTGCTGCCGGCAACCGCGTTGCGGTGTGTCTGGCCCACCCTACACGACCAGATGGCGAACTGGCTGACGCCCCAGCGGGCGGCCAATGCCAGGTTGCTCTCGGCGCTCGAGCGGATGTCGGCCACGGCCTCGGGCGTGAGTTTGCGCCGGCCTTCCCATCCCTTGCGGCTGCCGGCGCACTTGCTTGCCAGCCCGGCCACGGCGCCGGTCTTGCGCAGCCACAGCCCGTGTGCGTCTCGGTCGCCGCTGGTCGAGTGCGCCGGGTTGACGCAGTCGCGGCTCTTGCAGGTCATGCGCGGGTAGGCCACATGCCCGGCGGGCACGTCGATGCCTCGCAGCAGGTACAGCGCCGCGCGGCGGCCGCGCATGCTGATGCTTCGGCCGCTGTCCGGCGTTGTGAAATGGACCTTGGGCGTGCCCTGCACGATGGCCATGCGCCAGTGCCAGCAGTCGGTGTCGGGGCAGACGTGGCTACGCTTTTGCAGGCAGTCGATCGTTCGAATGCCGCCCAGGTAAGTGCCGGTTGCGTGGCTCATGGCGCTGTCGCATCCACGCCCACGCTGGCCAGCGCACCGTCGAGCAGCGCATGAAAGCCGGCCAGCGTCGGCCCCTCGTTGTACAGGTCGATGTGCGCCGGCAGCTCGTCGATGTGGCTCTCGCTGCTGTGCGCGCGCACGGCCTGGGCCTGTTCGCGCTGCAGCCGGATCAGCACGCCCCCGCGCTCGATCAGCCACTCGGCTTCGTTCGGGTAGCGCACATCGCTGATGCAGATGCGATCGTGGATCGGTGTATGGGAACCCGAAGAGCCTTGGGTCGCGTCGTGCAAGCCCACGCGATGCGCCAGGGCGTTGACCCACCAGTCAGGGTCGATCGCGCGGCCCCAGTCGCCCAGAGTCTGCATGAGCATGCGGGCGGTGACGGGGCCGGCGACGAAGCCAAAGCCCGGCAGCGGCGCGTTCTTCAGCGTCGGCTCATGCAGATGCGAATAGTCGACGCCCAGCGTTTCAAAGTGCAGCGCGAGCAGGTCTTTCAGCTCGTCGGCAAAGGCTGCCACCTCGAAGCGGTGGCGGGCCATCAGGTACTCGGCAGCAGCCGTCTTGCCGGTACCGGCCCGACCGCAGATGCCGATCAGCATCGGGTCTTTGCCGCGCAGGTTCGGGATGCGTGTCGTCATGCCGAGCGCTCCGCATTCATCCTTGCAGCTTCCCGCTCGGCTGCGGCCTGCGTCGGGCAGCAGATGTCGACAGCCCAACTGCCGTTCATGCCGGGCAGGGCGTGCGTGACAGCCCATCGGTCGGCGTGCCGGTGCACCTGGTAGAACTGGCTGGCCGGTGGCTGTGCTGGCTGGCGCTGCTCGTGTGCCGGGAAAAGGCATTGCTGCACGGCGCTCATTCTGCACCGATCCACTGCAACAGCAGGATCAGGCTGATGCCGGACATGCCGCCCCAGAACAGGCCGGCCACCAGGCCCCAGCGCCAGCCCTGGCGGAAGTGCTGCGCTTCACCGTGATGCCGACCGGCACTGTAGGCGTCGCGCACCAGCGCCTCGATGTTGCGTGCCAGCGGGCTTCGCTCTTCGGTGTGTTGGCTCGCGTCGTCGGTCGCGCCGTCTTGGCCGCTGGTCTTCGAAGCTGCGCCACCGCGGATCACGCCAAACTGGCGATGGTTGATCGGCGTGATCATGTTGCAACCCCCCAGGGGAAAGCAGCGCTCAGTGCGAGGGTCAGAACCACCGCGACCACTGCGGCCTCCCAGAACCACCACGGCATGCGGGTGCTGTCACGGGTCTCTGCATCCACGCGCGCCATGATCTCGTCGGTGTAGGCCGTCGCTTCGGCCTCGTCGTAAGCGCGCAGCAGCGCGGCGCGCTCTTCGGGTGTGACGGGGAAATTCATACCGCGGCCACCGTGGCGTCGGAGATGGCGGCGTACAGGCGTTGCTCGAGGTCACGGCTGACGTGGTAGTTGCCCCACGCATCGCGCGTGCCCATCAGTTCCTGCAGCAGGCCCAGCATGACAGGCGCCTCCTTGATGAGGCGCATGTCAGCGTCCAGCTCGCGCAGAGTCTGGTGATGATTGCTCATCAGGTAGCCGCAGCCGCCCTCGGCTTCGAGGATGGTGTGTACTGCGCTGTGCTGCGGGTCGGCGGTGAGCGGCCGCAAGCTGTGGCCGAACCAGCACCAGGGGCCTGGCGTGTGGGTTGCGGGGTTTGCGAACTGGGCAAGTTCGCGGGCTTCTGTGCTGACGCTCAGCAGTTCAGCGGTGGCAGTCTCTCGCATCGGTGCGCTCCAAGGCGCTGACCGTCAGCGCTTGGATGCAAAGTCTACGCAGAGTTGACCTGTCTGTCAACGCAAAATAGACACCACCTAACTTTTTTACTCAAAAGCGCAAACGGATTGCGTCGACTGGGCGCGCGGCGGCATGTCCAGCTGGCCTCGGACGCTATTCTCAATCCGGCGAAGCATCTCTGCCGACATGCTCGACAGGACGCGGCGCAGTTCTATGGAGAAGGGCTCTCCTTCGACGCCAAAAAGAAGCCATTCGACTGACGCTCCGAACTCGTCAGCCATTCTTGCGAGTTGTTCGGCGCTGGGCGTGTTGCTGCCAACTTCCCAGGCGCTTACGGCGGCTTTGCCGACGTCAAACATGGCGCCGACTTCTGTCTGCGTCATCTTTTTTAAGACGCGGGCTTTCCGCAGCCGCAGGCCGAACTCTTGGCGTTGCTGTTTATTCCATGCTTCCACCCGTGCAGCGTATGCAAATCCATCATTTTTTGGTCTATTGCAAGTTGACGGCGCAGTCAACTCAGAATAGACTTCGCTGATGGATGCAGACCTTAGCGTGGCTGGCGCGTTGAAACGGGCGGCCGAACTCTGTGGCGGACAGTCGGCGCTGGCGGCGGCGGTTGGGATCACGGGGCCATCACCTCGCGCAACAGTCTGGGCGTGGATTGATCGCGGGCGCGTGCCTGCCGAGCATTGCGCCGCGATCGAGCAGGCGACTTTGGGCGCAGTCACCCGCCGCGACCTCCGCCCCGACGACTGGCACCGCATCTGGCCCGAGCTGATCGCCGCCGAAGGTGCACCGGCCGCGCCGCTTGAGACGCGCACGGACTTGGCCCGCCCTGTTGAGGCCGCTTGATGTCAGCGGCTTTGCAGCGCAATCAGCCAGTCGGGTTCGACGCGCCACAGCGCAGCATCGAACAGCGCGGGGTGCTTGCTCTTGAATCCATCTCGAGACGCTTCGAGTGCTGCTCCGACATCCTGGCCGGATACGTAGGCGATCAGCGCGGCGAACCTTGCATCGTTGACGGCCATTGCGTTGACTTGCACCGCATGCCGCTCGAGGAGAAGCTGGTCGACGACCTGCAGACGAGCATCGAGCCCGCTCTGCAGCCGCTGCTCGACAGCGTTGAGGCTTTGCACCGCAGCGTTCAACGCCTGCAGTGCCGGCTGTAGGAGCGCGGTGATGTACTCCTTGATCTGTTCGTCTTCCATGCCCTGGCCTTTTCAGTGTCGCGTGTTGAGGAGCCGCGATTCTGATTGGCCCCACCCCGAAGGCGCACCGGTCGTGCCCGCAACCCAGGAGCCCACCCATGCAGCCTGACGCTGCTGCGCTGTCTGTGTGCTGCCGCGCTGCCATGGCAGCCACCAACGGCCACGGCCGGCGTTGGGCTGTGGAGCGCTGCGTCAAGGCGCTGCAAGCGCCCGGCGTGCAGCCAGCATCTGAATTCATCAACCGGCAGTCGGCTCTGGCCATGGTCAGCGTGGCCAGGCTCATCGCTGAGCGAGCCCTGCCGTGATTCCCTTGTCTCCGGCTCGCACTGGCTGCCTGCCTTACGGCGCCGCTTACCTCCGGCGGCGCGAGCCTTTGCCCCGGCCGGCTTCGGCTGGTCGGGGCTTCTTCTTCGAAAGCTGAGCCATGGCCGAAAAGTGCATCCGGCAGCTGCCGACGATCCGCATCAGCGACACGCTGGAAACCGCGCTCATGCGCCTGGCCGCCCGCGACGAGCGGTCGCTGAGCGAATACATCCGGCTGACGTTGGAGCGGCATGCGTTTGGGCATGCGGCCAGTGT